GCAAAAGCTGACAGGGATTATTTAGCGGAAAAAACTAAATTAGAATCCCAATCTCTCCAGGCAAGTGCTGACAACGAGAAAAAACAACGGGATGCAGCAATTAAATTTCTTGACACTAAACAGAAAGAAGCTCAAGACATCCTTCAAAAATCCCAGAATCAACAGTTAATTAATATCCAGAAACTAGAAAATGCAGGTGTTGTAATTAAAGAGGAAACCGAACTACTGAAAACTAAAGCTACTGGAGAAAGAATTAATAATGATTTACGGCTAGAACAGGAAAGGTTAAAGAAATTAGAATCACTTGAAAAGCCCAAAAACCAACAAGAAAGATTAGCTCTTGATGCACAAATTCGAGGTTCTAGGCTAAAAACTCAAGACTTGATTCGCCAAGGATTAGAGAATGAGCAAAAAGCTTACGACGGGCAAATTAGCTTAGTTAAAGCCAATATCAAATTAGAGAGTGAAGCTAAGGAGACTAAACTAGAAAGACAGCGTTTGACATTGGGCGAAGCCGCGATCGCGCAACAAATCGCTAGACAAAAAGTTACTGATTTAGAGAATGAATTAGCATTAGAAACTAGAAATAAACAACGGCGATCGGCGATAATTCTGGAGTTAGAAAAAGCTAGGACTGCGGCGAGACGGGCGGGGATTGCTGATGAATTAAATGATTTTGATAACACTACTGCACAACTACAAGCTGGACTTGAGAATAGATATAACAATGGTCAAATCTTTCAATCACGAATTAGAACTATTGAGGCGCAGAGAGCCGTTGAACGCGCTCAAAAAGAATTTGACCTTGAAAAAGATAATGTTGATAAAAAATATAAATTACAATTGGCACTGGAGAAAGCTAAGACGGCTTTACTTGATGCCCAAATTGCCGAGCGTAAGGAATTAATTGAAACTGAGAATCAGGAATATCTTAATCAAATCGAGGAGCAGAACCAAGCAATTAAACGCCAGTCAATGCTGTACGAAGTCATGGCTTCTGCACTGACCGAGAGAAACAAGATTTTAGAAGCTGGTAAAAATTTAGCTGCTGCTGCTGCCGGATTCATAGCTAGTGAACTTGATGTTTTATCTAAAGTTGAAACCAGCGAATATCGTCGTAAACAATTAGCGGAAATTGCGGCGGCTATTAAATTAGAGGCATTGCAAAAACAACAGGAATTTGAGCGTCAAAGTTTAGAAAATCAAATACTACAAAATAAATTAGCCTTGGAACGTGAAGCAATTCAAAACAGAATTAACCAAGCTACTAAAATAGCTGAAATTGCTAAACAACAAGCTGAAATTGAAGTTTTCAAAGCAGATCCTCGCAATGAAAATCGTTCCGGTAGAGCGCAATTGAGAGCCAAAGAATTAGCTTTAGAAGCTAATCAATTTGGATTGGTTCAATTAGGGCTGCAAGGTGGATTAATTCAACAGCAATTAGGAGGACAAGATGCTTTGGCTAACATCCAACGGCGATCGCTCGAACTCAAGCAAAAAGGAGATCAACGGCAAGCTGAAGCTGAATTAATTAATGCTTTACCACCGGGAAGAAGGCAACGAGCCGCAAGGGCATTAGAACAGCAGATTATAGAAGAACAAGGATTTAGTAATTTTCAAGGCTTTATAGATGCTGGATTATCAAAATCCAGAGGGATAGTTGAAAAGAGATTTGGTATTACACCATCCATAGACTTGCTTGGTGCTGTAGACCCAGAATTAGCAGGACTGCTAGAAAACTTATCTCCATCTCAACGAGCAGCCGCTATAGGAAACGTCCAAAGCAATTTTGACAAACAATTTGGTGGCACTCAGTCATTGAGTAATGTTTCCTCTCCTAATCCCACTGGTAAACCATTGCAGTTACTTCCAGAATTTCAGGGTAAATTAACTCTACCTTCACCAACTCAAAGCGGTTCATCAATTGTGAATTTAGAGAAATCTGGTAATTTGTTCCAAACTGGTGTAGAGAAATTAATTGATTATTTGGATAGCCAGAAGAAAGATACTAGAGGCACTAATTACAATATCAATATCACGTCACCGGTTGGCAATACTTCTACCTCTGGAACTGCTAAAGTATCCACATTGGAAGATACCCTGAGAATTGCTAAACAATTAGCAGGTATTCGCTGATATAATAATATTTATTTTGCGATCGCATCTATGACATTTAGTATTGATATTCCCCATTTTAAATGTTTTATTAATAAATCATTTCTTTATGATTGGGATTCTCAGCAAATTGGATATATACCCGTTCGCGTATTTGGACTAACTTCTATTCCTGGTAGATCCGTTGGTTTCAACCTGATGACTAACCAAGGAGCGCAATTTGCTAGAGTCCCCATTCATGCCTTAGCTTGGAAGGAAGATGGTGAGCAGTTGCCATTGGATTGGTTGCAATTGTGGGATTGCCTAAGTTATGAACCCTGCGCGATCGCCTATTCTTATCTTTCCGAATTACGCTGTAAGACTATTCTCAAAGACAGAAAATGGTACGATGGCGAATATGTATTCACGATTGATTGGGCTGGTGGTGACTGGGCGGAAGACCCCAGTGAGCATAAATGTGGCCATGTTTTAAAATTGGATAATGGATGTTTCGCAATACAACCAAATAATAGAATTGTTTGGTTCGATCCGAGTTTTATAACTGAACCACTAACGGAAAATCCTGGATATAAAATCCACACTCACAGATATAAAAGCGAATCTTCTGGTAAGTGGATATCGGAAGATAGTGATAAATTTTTCTATGATATTCAAAAATACGAATAAGTAAATTGATGAGAGCGATCACTTATCCCTACTCAACGCACAATCTTGTAGAGTTAGTGAGCGATCGCATTTCCATTGTACATCGTTTTTAACTAATGTTATTATCTCTATTTAATTTGTAATATACAATAAAACAGGATTATGCAACTAGAAAGAATGCCGCAGCTTGGTCAAGTCTGGCAAGATTTTAAGAATAATAAATACAAAATACTTTTTGTCACTGGTAGTCCAATTAAATTGCTGGAGGATTTATATAATGTTAATGAAGACATTAAACATCATGAAACAGGATATAAATGTCTTCTAGCCTATAAGAACAATAAGACTGCTTTGATTTACGAACATGATGTGTGTACTGGCAATTGTTTAGAAGGTGATTATGTGATTTATCGGCGCATGAATCCTAAGTATCCACAAATATGGGCGTGTTCATTAGACGAGTTTTTAGGGATAATTAGTTCACCTTATATTGAGGATGTTGTTTGTAATAATTATCCAAGATTTAATAGGGTTAGTTAGTATTCTAGATATTAGTGTGTGTTTGTAAATATTAGAAGCGCGATCGCCCCAAACTCGAAATAATAAAGTTACACGCATAGAGAAGCATAAACAACTATCACTATTTAGCTAATCCATCAAAAGCATTGATATTACTGCACTTTATAACTCATGAGTACAGAATCTTTTTCTTAGTTATAAGAGATTTAATTTCTTTTATTCCAAGAGAAGAAATAAATTAAATATATATAATAATCAAGAGAAAGATTCTGTACTCAAGCTAGATACAGTAAAGCTTTTAGATGCTTGACATTTAGTGGAAATAGTTTACAATGTATAGAACGGACAAAACGCCCCAGTGTTTTAGACACTAAGACGTTTTTGTTTATCTGCCCGCTCGACCTGACCGATAAGACCGAGAAAAGAATATATGAATCATACTGCAAATCTACTCCAGTCACAAGGTACAACCGTACTCAATCAGATAGAAATTGCCGAAACCCGCGAATTAGCGTTTGAATTTGCCAACAATTTAGATAACAAACAACTCCTAACCCAAATGGGGATGTTTAACGCCTACGCATGGAGAGCCGCCGTAAATCATAACGCGCTCTATCGTGAAGGCGACAAATACAGAATTAGCTATCCAGAATGGAACAACTTGCTCAATTGTTCACGCCAAGGGCAATTAGAAATTGTTGTGGCCACTGAATGGCTACAAGAGTACATGAAGGAGAACTGGAAAGGAGCGTGTCACAGCGAAAATACCCTAAGAAAATATCGGAAATTGCAATTACAATTAGGATTATTTTACTTTGACATTGAGAACCGCCCCAAGGGTGCATATTGGGGAAGCAGAAACGGACAAAAAGGCCACGCTACAGCTACACCACCAAAGCTAGAAAGAGTAGACTTATCCAGAATATTGATTTTCTATCAAGTTTTTGATCAAGTCTACAGAGACAGGCTGAATCAAATACTAACTATTTCTGAAGATATAACTGCTTTTGACTTTATGCCGGAACACGGTGGCATGGTCATGATCGAGTTGTACAATGCCCTGAATATTAGCGACTTTCAGGGAAATGTTGGTGCATCAGAAATAGTTTGTGAACCACAAAAGGAGGTGTCAGTAGCAAAACCTCGCGTAGCTTTCAAATGGAGAAATAATCCTAAAAACTTCTTTGATCCGGCAATTTGGAAGTATTTAGTCACCAAAGCTAATTTTGTGGCCAGCCAAATCAAAGAAATTGCTGTAGAAATAGCTTCTGAACTAATGCCTCTTGGGACTCTTGAGGAAGTTTCGTATTAATTACTAAATTTGGAAAATAGCAAAATGAGAAAAATTAAAGTTAGCTTCTTTGAGCGAAGACTGATATTCAATTATTGAATCGAAAACTGTCAAAACTTATGAAGTTAGAAAATTCAGGATTGTAGCGATCGCGTAATAGGAGTAAAAATGATCACCGCAGGAAAACTAGAAGTAACAGCTAAAATCACAGAACTACCCAAATCATCCACTGACAAGAACAAGTGGCATGAGTTCTTTGTTAATTGTGACGGGACTAAAATCAGGGTTCACGTCAAGCCTAAAGTTTGGAATAAACTGCTTTATGCTCATGAGAATTACCCTATGTGGGTGGCATCAATCACGGGTAAAGTAGGTGAACCAATATCAGGTGGCTTTAACATCCTTGAACCTGCTATCCAAGTATTCGAGAAAAAGCCCAAGCCCCCAAAAGAAGAACCAGCAGCAGAAAATTAGTTAATGAGCGATCGCAATTAATGAGCGATCGCAATTGCATGGGAATTGCGAAAACAAGGATTTGATGTTTTACTTTTCCCTGTAAAATAACGTATTTTTATGGCATTTACGGTATAATCATTTAGAATAAATACTTGCTACTAATACTTTAAAGTCGTTTATCCATAGTATTTTTGTGCAATTTGAAATTGATCGTAACAAGATAAATGAATTAAAAAATATGAGTAATTATAGGAAAACTCGTATTTGCCAAGGTACGTCTGTGTATACGTGGGGAAGATGGATAAAAGATAAACATTCCCCTGGTATCCGAACCTTAGAAGACATATCTAAACACAGTGATTTTAACTCAGCAGAATTAGCGATCGCTATTCTAGAGCTTCGGCAAGAATATCTGGAAAAGCAATCTTCTGGTTACTCATTTGAACGGCAGGTAGAAGAAATGAGTGAAGAACAATCAAAAGAACTTTTAATAAAGTTGTATAAGCATATAACAGATTGTTCTGGAATGCCCGAACTTGATGATTTCGAGAAGCGCGTATTCCCACTAGTCAGTTAGTATTTTCTATTCATTCGTTTATGCAGATGCTATAATCTCAATAAATTACTAGTATCAAAATTATGCCTACCAAAAAGATAGAACCTGAGATTTTAGAGACAACTGAAGAAGTCCCAGAAATAGCCGCTCCTTTTGGAGGAATAACATCTGAGTCTGTTTTGGGAGTATTAGGCGATCGCCGTCGTCAATTTTTGGTTGAGAATTTCACAGCATCAATGCTAACAGGACTAAAAATTGATTTGGACGGAAAAATGCCAAATCAAGAGCAAAGAAAAAAGATTGTTAATTTTGCTGTCAAAATGGCAGATGATGTAATTGCAGCAACCGATTAGGAGTTTGGATATTACGCCATTACAGAAGATTCGGACTTATAAGCGATCGCTGGGACTGGATTAAGAGCGATCGCTGGCAGTAAATCAATAATCCCTAAGAAGTATTTCATATTGCCTCTAAATGTGTTATCTATAAATCAAGTATTATTAATTAGCCACTTACTAATAATCGAGGATGTCTGAGAAACCCGTATACGAAAAACTAGAAACTGAAACACCAAAAGCTTATGAAGCATTTTGCGCTTATCGTGATATGGGTTCATCGCGATCGCTTCATAGGGTAAGGGACGAAGAGGGCAAATCTCATGGTACTTTAGAGAAATGGTGTAGAGATCACAATTGGGTCAAAAGAGTTGAGGCTTACGACATAGACCAAGAAGCGATCGCTAGACAAATTTTAGAGGAAGAAAATAGAGAAGCTTACAGAGAAAAGTTGAGAAAGTATCGCCAAGAAAATGAAGAAATTGGCAATGCACTTCGAGCAACTGCTGTAATTGTGTTAAAGAAATTCAGAACATTTGCTAATGATTTAGATCCTAAAGATATCAAGCCTAGCAATTCGGCTAATATTGTTAGAGCAATAGATACTTGTTTAACACAAGGCGATCGCTTGTTATCTGATTCTTTGGCAATAGAAAAACTATTACAACAGATGAGTTCTGATGAGGAAGATTAGAGGCAAAGATATTATTCTTCAGGATATATATGCCGAAAATCCTTTGGTAGATTATCATTCGCAAAAGTCAGATAAGCGATCGCATAAAGCCAAGCGAAGTATTCAGGATGAATTTATTGAACAGTTGTGGAAACCGCAAAAAGGATTCCAGCAAAAAGTTTATGAGTCAGAAGCGGATGAACTTTTAGTGGGTGGCGCGGCTGGACCGGGGAAGACGGCAGTTTTATTGATTGTGGCAACGCGATCGCATAGGAACTCGATTATTTTTAGACGGGAATATTCTCGACTCAAGGACGTAATTGAGAAAAGTCGCAGATTATTAAATTCTACTAGCGGTAGATACAACAGCACAGATAAAATTTGGCGACTTCCTGGCGGGAGAACATTAGAATTTGGTGCGGTTCAATATGAAGATGACAAAGAAAACTATCGAGGTCGAGAGCATGATTTAAAAGGTTTTGATGAATTGACAGAATTTAGTCAGACTCAGTACGAATTTATTATCACCTGGAATCGTTCATCCGAACCTACTCAACGCTGTCGGATTATATCTACCTGTAACCCTCCATCTTCAACTGAGGGAGCGTGGATTATTGATTATTGGAGTCCTTGGTTAAAAGAGGATTATTCAGGCGATCGCGCATTACCCGGCGAACTAAGATGGTTCGCAACCTTAGATGGTGAATCTGTAGAAGTTCCCAATGGTGAAGCGTTTGAACATACCAATCAGGACGGAATAACAGAAACTATTATTCCTCGCTCTCGCTCATTTATCCCTGGTTCATTGGATGAAAACATCTACTTGCGAGATACCAATTATCGAGGGATGCTACAGCGATTACCTGAACCACTGCGATCGCAACTCTTGTACGGTTCATTCAAAACTGTTGCTAAGAAAGATGACCCTTGGCAGATTATTCCAACTGAATGGTACGACGCTGCTGTAGCGAGATGGAAAGAAGCTGCACCAGCCCCACAATCACATTTAGGAGTTGATGTGGCCAGGGGCGGAGATTGTTCAAGTGTAATTGCCGTAAGACATCATCATTGGCTTGCACCATTAATAGAAATTCCTGGGAAGGATACACCTGATGGTGATTCTTTAGCTATGGAAATAATCAAGGTGATGCGATCGCAGAAAACAGAAATTAGGATTGACGTGGTAGGAGTCGGTAGTTCTCCTTACGATTCTTTGAGAAGATTAAATGTTGAGCCAATTCCTATTAATGGCGGTGCTTCTGTTAAGGACGAAGACGGCAATCCCAAGAAAGATAGAAGTGGCGTTTTGCAGTTTTACAACCTGCGATCATATCTCTATTGGAATATGAGAGAAATTCTTGACCCCAAAAATAAAATGAATATCGCTTTACCGCCTGACTCCAGATTAAAAGTAGAGTTGTTAGCACCGCGTTGGTCAGTCACAAAAGGTAGGACTGAATTTGGGGAAATCAGAGTCGAAAGTAAAGATGATATTGTTAAGAGAATCGGGCGATCGCCTGATAAAGCAGATGCCACGGTTTACGCATTTGGGGAGATAGAAAATGAATTGTCTTATGAGTGGATGCGGGAGATTTGATTACCAATCACATGACATCCTCTGTTATTCCTAACTGTTATTCCTAACAAGATATTTATATATTTCTCCTACTTGCCAATCACATGACATCCTCTGTTATTCCTAACTGTCACAAAATAATTTTTGTCTTAAAACTATTATTACTTGCCAATCACATGACATCCTCTGTTATTCCTAACGTCTGTCATAGCAGCAATTAATCTTTTTATTCAACTTGCCAATCACATGACATCCTCTGTTATTCCTAACTCTACTTTGGTTAATTTTCTTCCCTGTTCATTAGCACTTGCCAATCACATGACATCCTCTGTTATTCCTAACGACCGCCAAGTCTGAGGGGTTTTGTTTTGGGAGTTGTCATAATGCTTGCCAATCACATGACATCCTCTGTTATTCCTAACTGGTTTAGAAGGGGCGCGGCTCGGTGCGGACAACGCCTTGCCAATCACATGACATCCTCTGTTATTCCTAACTATCCTTCCGCATAATGCAGTCTATTATATTTGCGACTTGCCAATCACATGACATCCTCTGTTATTCCTAACCCCTGTCACCAGAGAGTAAGCTGTGTATGGTTTTGAGAGGCACTTTCCGAAGGTCGCTGTTTTTTTGGCATTTTCTTTTTATTTTTGGCTGTTGGATTGGCTGAAATTGAGTCATGGCAAGCAACCGAAGTTCCCAGAAATAATGAAGGATGATATGTGATTGGATCACCATATTCAGGTGATGGTGCTATTTCCGATCGCTCGGTCTTAGCTTCCTGATGACATTCCGTACTGGAATCAGAGTCAGGCTTTCGGGTTTCCCCATGTTCCCACGCCCAAGCGCGGTACACTGTTTTAAATTCTTTCTGCCCTTTAATCAAGATGTTTTTCGCTGCATTAGAATCGCGCCCATCTTCATAGCCACATTCTGTACAGCGATGGGTTCTTTGACTCAAGGCTTTTTTAATTTTAGCACCACAATTTGAACAGTCAACTGTAGTGTAATGAGCCGCAACTTTTACAAACTCTCTGTCAGTATCCTTGCACTTTGTTTCAATTTTACTAATCAAATCTCCCAAGGCAGCATCAGCAAAACTTTTATTTAATCCTGCTTTACGTTTTGCCCCATTCTGTTCATAGCCTTTACCATCCTCACGCTTTTTAGCTTTTGGCTTGCGACTAAGATTTTGTATTTTTAAATCTTCCATCACAATACCGGAATATTCCCGTACTACTTTAGTAGATAGCTTATGATTAAAAGCGTTACGACTGCGACGGATTTTTTCATGATGCAATGCAATCTTTTGATAAGTTTTCTTCTGGTTACATCCTCCTTTCTGTTGTCTGGATGCTTTACGCTGTAATCGTCTTAACTTAGTTTGTTGTTTCCTAAATAGTTTTGGTGGTGCAACTTCTCTACCTTGATCTGTCGTTATAACTGATAATAAGCCTGGATCAATTCCTACTGCTTTATCGGATTTTGGCAGGGATTCATTCGGAATATCAACACATACATGAAGATAGTATCCTGATGGTTCTTTGACTATTTTGGCACTACCCCATTCTATCCAATCATGTCTAGCAAATAAGCTTTTAATTTTGAGTTTACCAAGTTTAGGAAATTGGATAAAGCCATTATCAGATCCGGGTATTCTTTCCGGTTTTAACAGTTTTGACTTACCGCCTGCATGAAGACTTGTGAGCGATCGCACTTTATCCTGCTTACCTTTAAATTTAGGTTTTTGAGTAGGACGTTTAGGGTCGCTGTATGCTTGCCATGCTTTTTTAAGTGTATCCGCCATACCCTCTTTAAATTCAGATGGTATATCAATTACAAATTGTGGAGAATTATCATTTCTAAAATATTTAAATTTCCCAGGTTCTTCAATGTTCCTGTATTCTCTAATTGGACAATAAGGATAGCCACTTTTAGGACGGACAACACCACCACCGACTAATCTGATTTTCTCCCATTTCTCAGTAGTCTTACCCTTCTTATCTGTGGTTTCAACTTTACGCCATTTCCATCGCAGTGGTAGTCCATCGGGGATATTGCGATCGCCTATTTGAGTTCTGTAATACTTCTGTCTATCAGCAAGTTTGAGAGATAGACCTTTATTCCACACCCATTTAATATCTTGCAGCCATTTATCAATAGTCTGTGACTGTGCGAGTGTGGGATAAATTTTAAATTCGATAGTTTTCATGTAGACTTGAAATGTGGGTGTGCTATACCTACTCCTAGTGGTGAATCGGTGCTATCAACACCATCACGCGACTAGGTTTAATATTAAGACTATATCATAATGAGCAATAAACCAGAAAAAGCCCCAATTAGTGAAATAATCCCTATATTGGTTGCTATAAAATCGTGATGAGGCTTATACTTGCTCCGGTGACGCTAAAGTTATATTTTTCAGTGCTTATCATGAGTGACCAAAGAACCGAAGCTCAAAAAAAACTTGATGAAATGTTATTTCGTCTACAACTTGAATCCAAATTATCCGTATTTGCTTGGTTGTATCTAATAGGCGATCGCCCCTCTGATCTATCCCATCAAGAAATAATAGAATTAGCAATAACAGCTACCTCCGTTAGACTACAAAGACTCGATATTCCTGATAAATTCCCGTTAGGATTAATCTTGATTTGGGGTGATGCCAGTTTAGCAGCTTGTAATATCAACCCGGACAAAAATAGAGTTATGTTATTTACAGCATCCATTGAGAATTACATTCTAAACCAGGACATTTAAGCGATCGCCCCAAAAACTATGCAATATCTAACAATCAAAGAACTACACGTCGTAGAAAAAAGAGATAAAATTGTAATACCTGCGAATTACTATTTATGACAGATTTACGACCTGAAAGCCAAAAAAAGATTGATGAGGCTTATCTAGACTATCCTAATCCCGGTGACTTCCCTGAATTTGATGCAGGGAAATATGGAATTACTGAGTTTAAACAGGCGATCGCAAATGCCGAGGTTGGAGCAGTCTTAGGCTCAGGATCTGCTGCTGAGTTCGGAACTAAAATAGACGCTGCAACAATGCCTACGGGCGGGACTGGCAATTTAGGCTGGTTGTCTGCAATTTGGAAATTAATAAGCGATCGTATCCCTGCACTTTCAAACGGGAAAATCCCCGTAGAAGTAGGGAGTTTGAACGTTTCTGTCAGCAATGCTTCTTTAGAAATTGCTAATGATGCAGGTAATCCAATTCCTATTAGTGATGCTGGGGGTAGCATTACTGTAGATGGTACGTTTTGGCAAGCTACACAACCCGTGAGTGCAGCCAGTTTACCTTTACCGACTGGTGCAGCTACAGCAGCTAAACAACCCGCGCTAGGAATAGCCGGAACAGCTAGTACAGACGTAATTACTGTGCAAGGCATTGCGGGAGGTGTTGCTCAACCTGTAACCATTGCCACATTACCAGCATTAGCAACTGGTACAAACACCATAGGAGCTATTAGTAATACTTCATTTGCCGCTACACAAAGCGGCACTTGGAATATCACTAATATTTCCGGTACTGTTTCTCTGCCCACTGGAGCATCTACCAGTGCTTTACAGACTACGGGAAATACTTCTTTAAGTAATATTGACTCCAAAACCCCGGCATTAGGTCAAGCTTTGGCTGCGGCTAGTAGTCCAGTAGTATTACCATCGGCAATGGTGACTGATTTAAAATCAGTAAGCATTACAGGAACATTGCCAGCATTTGCGTCTACACCTACTTTTAATATTGGTACAGCACCAAGTTTAACTTTCACTAACACTAGCTTTACAGCTAACGCTGGCACTAACCTCAACACATCAGCATTAGCGTTAGAAAGTGGTGGTAATCTAGCGGGAATAAATACTAAATTACCTTCAGGCTTGACTGTTAGTAGCACTAGATTGCTGGTAGATGGTAGTGGTGTAACTCAGCCTGTAAGTTTGGCTAGTGTACCCGCAGGGCTGGCATACGAAAGCACTGTAACTATTACTCGTGCTGCAAATACCACAGCTTATATAGCTAATGATGTGTATGGTGGTGTATTCCAGCTTACTAACATAGGTGCTAGTGGTGGGTATGTATTCCTAAACTACTTAGGAATTATCTTCAATATCACAGCCTTACCTAGTGGGATGGGTGCTTTTGCTGTTTATCTTTATTCAGGTTCACCACCGTCTGCTATTGCTGATAACAGCCCATTTAGTATTCCTGCCGGAGATACAGCAAGTATTTTAAATCTAAATGGAATTATTTTAACAGCTTCATTAGCAAGGGGCGGTGGTCGTGTAGTAGCTGAAGCTTTGAATATAAATCAACTATTTAAGTTGGCTACTGGGCAAACTTCTTTATGGGGTTATCTCGTGACATTAGGGGGGTTCAATCCTGCGGCTAACTCTGAAACAGCAACCATCTGTGCTAGGAGTTTTGCACCATGAGAAATGCTACTAGATCGGTGGTTTTGAGAAAAAGTGGAATAGACAGAGACAGTTTGTTGTCCAAATTCTTATTTTATTTTGATGCTAACCAAGGCGTAACATCTACAGGAAGCAATATTTCTGAATGGCAAGATATAGCTTCAGGATTAGTGGCTACTCAAGCTACCAGTGCTTCACAGCCTTTAATTGATTTTAGAAATGGACAGGTTTATGTAGATTTTGCAAACAATAACACTAGATTTTTAACTGTCAATAATCCTCTGACTATTGCTAATGCCAGTAAGGTTTATTTTTGTTTTAGCAATGTAATTATTGCTGGGACTATCAATGCTTCTTCCATATCTTCATTTGAATTAGGAAGATATGGGAATCTCTTCAGTGCGATTATTTTATTTAATGGAATGCCTTCTGTTGAAGAGGATTCAATAATACTTGAATTTTTAAAAGGAAGGTTAATCTACAATTCTCAAACTATAAATTCTATTTTTTTGCAAGCAGGAGATTTATTAACAAAAAGAGTCAGTACAATATCAGACGTATTTTTTCCTAGTATTACTAACTTTCAATCGGCTTTTCAAGGTTGCTCATCACTAACTAGCTTCCCTTTGATTGATACTAGAAATGTGACTAGCCTTCAATCTACTTTTTTTGATTGCTCTTCCCTGGCTAGTCTTCCATTACTAGATACAAGGAATGTCAGTGCTTTTTCATTTATATGTCGTGGATGCTCATCCCTAACTAGCTTTCCATTAATTGATACTAGCAATGGTACAATTTTTAATCAAGGATGGTCTTTTACCCCTTCATTAACTAGCTTCCCATTAATTAATATCAACAAAGGGACTACTTTTCAATTTGCTTGGATTAATTCTGGAATGGTCAACTTTCCAGCTAACTTTTTTGATAATTGGACGGCTACTCCAATAGCGAGTTGTTTTGAAGGTACTTGGCAAAATTGCACAGCATTAACTTCGCAATCTGTAGAGAATATTTTAGTATCAATAGCTGCTTCTGGAAGGTCTGCACCCGCAGGTGCTACAGGCACACAGCCTGATATTACCATCAACTATAGTACGGCTACAGGATCTTTGTCTGCCGCAACTAACAGCGCAGTTTCTACTCTCAAATCAAGAGGATGGAAACCTAGAGTTAACGGAACATATATTTAAGGATTTGAGACAATGACAAAACAAGAATGGCTGCTTACTCAAATTAAAAAATTCCCTGAATTATCCGCTAGGGAATTAACAGGTAAACTTAATGATAAGATATTGGTTGATAATCCTGAACCACAGCAACAAATAGCAGTGTTACCTTCTTTAACTGAAGTGTTGGCTGTTGTCACACCACAGGAGGCTTTTAATATTTCTGAAACCAGAACTTATGACAGGATTCTGGAAGCATTTAATCAAGGAAATATCTCTAATATAATTGCTTATTTAGGTGTGCTTAAAGGTGGTGATCTTTTGTCAGGAAGTAGTTATGACAAGTTGATTGTTTTAGTACAAAAAACACAACCAGATCCAAATTATTATCCTCAAGTCTGGTTGAGTCCGACTGAATTAGCAGGATTTGGGACTATTTTAGTTAATGAAATTGAGGAATTGCTTTAATTTATGTCTGCGCCTATAGCTACGAGATTATAGCGATCGCAATAGCCAACTTAATCCAATTAAATTAACCCTATTTACAAAAATATTTATTATGTAATTATGGACAATTTAACTCAAAAACTCCAATCATTGCTTGATGGATTTGGCAATAAAAACAATGGTAGAATCGAAAAAAGAGAAGACGGATTTTATTACATCAACAAAGCGATGACAGCACATCTTGATAGGGACTATCATAATGCGATCGCAATATTAAAGCAGTTATTTATTTAGGAGAATTTATGATTTTAAACGACGCAGAAATAACAGAGTTGGCATCCAAAGGAATGATCAATCCGTTTCAATCTCGATTAATTAGAGAGGTTAATGTTTGTGGTCATGAGCTAATGGAGAAACAGATCAGAAAAGTTTTAAGCTACGGCTTATCTTCCTATGGTTACGATATCCGCCTAAGCCCTGAAGAGTTCAAGATTTTTAAACATATTCCCGGCACAGTTATTAATCCCAAAAACTTTAATCCTAAAAATTTAGAGTCGGTGGAGTTACAAAGTGATTCATGGGGTGATTATTTTATAATTCCTGCACATTCCTATGGATTGGGCGTTGCTTTGGAAAAGCTAGAAATGCCTCCTGATGTAACAGCAATTTGTGTGGGAAAAAGCACTTATGCCCGCGTTGCTTTGATAGCAAATATTACGCCCTCAGAGGCTTCGTGGAGAGGACACTTAACACTGGAGATATCTAACTCATCAAGTGCTGATTGTCGCGTTTACGCTAATGAAGGAATTTGTCAATTATTGTTTTTCAGAGGTAATCCCTGCGACACTTCTTATCAAGATAGGCAGGGCAAATATCAAGATCAACCGCAAAAAATTGTATTAGCAAAGGTGTAATATGCAGTTAATCAAAGATCCTCGCTTTCAAGTTGTAATTGATAAAGATGCCAGTTCTCCCAATCCACAGGTTGCTATATGGAAAGGTCAACATCGTTGTGTCGCTGAAAAGTTTCTTCCTGGCGACTCAACCCCTTCTCCAGAGAGGTGTGGAGAAATAATTATTAAACATCAATTAGCTGGAGATAGAGGGCATTACTCTGTTCTTAGAAGTGCATTTGTTAAGTTTCATTGCTTGGGTTTTCCCCATAGTGTTGCGAGTCAAGTAACAAGGCATCAGGATTCGGCTTTTCTTGTCCAATCAATGCGCTATACGGGGAAACGAGTTGTTGATTGTAGTGATAGCAATATACCTCTTGAGGATGTTTTCTATTTTCGTCCGGCAGGAAGCTATAGCGATCGCCAGGGAAGCAAGTATGATTACACTAATGCTGACTTATTAGATGACAGGGCAGCTTCGTATAAGTCGGCAATTTTGTATAGCGAAAAGATTCAGGATGGACACTCTGAGGAACACGCTAGAGATTTTTTAACTTATAATTTCCGTCAGGATTTTGATTTGTCTGGAGACTTGCAAGCTATCTGGCATTTACTGGATCAACGAACTAAGGCTGATTCTCAAATAGAAGTAAGAACATTAGCTTGGATGATGTTGGATTGTCTTAAAGAATTTACCCCCGAACTAACTCAATGGTATTTAGAGAATAGAGCAGGAAAAGCCAGATTAGCTCCTTAATTGCGATCGCTCAAAATTACTGTTATACTGTTGAGAATTAAGTCCCTGTCGAATAGTGGTTAATTCTCCAGGTTTTCATTCTGGCAACGAGGGTTCAATTCCCTCCAGGGATATTTCATTTGAAAATTATTTGACTAATTACTAATTCATGAAGTTTTCAAATTTCATTCCCATAGCCGCGAAACCACCTGGCTGGAATGAAAGAATAGCGATCGCTCTAGCAATCTTGTTAAATAGGAAAGCAGCTTTTCCGGATTCGCCACCATAAAGCAGTGTATCCCCTTCGGATGCTATCAAGTCAGATGTGAGCAAAGCGTCGTTAAGGGTGGCATCGCTAATATATCCAGTATTTCTTATTTCTAATATTTGTAATGAGACGGCAAATTCTAAAGTTGTGGTTAATGCAGCGCTCATGATTAATCCTCTTGATCATCGTCTTTTTCAGGATGGAGAAATTGAGCAATTTTAATGGCAATGCTATCTGTGGGGACTCCAAGTAGATAAGCGATTATTGCCAAGTGGGCGATCGCACTTAATTCTGGAATTTCCTTGAGTGAGAAAGACTTAATTTCGGGAAGTTTATTTTTAGGAAACTCAATCTCAATTCTGATACTGGACATAAACATCGTTGCTACTAGAAGAAAGGCAAAGAAGTAGCTGTAGCCTTTTCCTACTATGGAGTCTTTTTTGCTCATCGCTCCCCTTTCTGGAAAGATAAGATAAATAGCGATCGCGTGAGGGGCGATCGCGAAAATAGTTAGGGTGCGTTTTAATTTTGATTATAGCATTTGCAAAAAAATATGTGTTCATGAAAATTTTATACAAATAGCAAAATTTGTCTGTAGCTTCAAAAGAAGAAACCACAGACAAATATCATTAATGAAACTGAATTTTAATTAATTCAGGATTAATTTGATAGCTTCACAAATTCGTTGTATCAACAGTGGAGCGACAGAGTTGCCGATTCCTTTGGTATCTACGGCAGCTTTTCCTGACCAATTGTACGAGTCTGGGAAGGATTGCAGTCGAGCTAATGCGAGAGTGTTGATACTTTTAACGGTAGCATTGTCTAAAATGGCATCAATTACCTTAGAGCGATTACCACCCTTTTTATCATCTCCAAGTGTGGCGCGAATCGTCCAACATGGTTCTGATAATTTTCTGACACTTGGGTTATCTCTGTATCCGATACGTTCAATCAGTAAATTACTTTGTCCATTGGCGGCTTCTTTTTGCTTTGGTGTTAAGTGGGAATCGGGCAAGGTTGGGATCAAATCAGCGATCGCCTCATACCAACCAATCCAAGGTTTTGTGAGCAAATTTATTTGTATGCCTTCTTGCTTCCCATGAGTAGAAATTATTTGGGGAATATCAAAACCTTTGGTAATGGCAATACTCAAGAATCTTTCACGGGTTTGAGGTACGCCATAATCAGCAGCATTAAATTTGCCTTTAAGGATGCGATACCCCTTATTGATTAGGAACGATTCAAATTCTTGATAAACACCTGCTTTAGCGTAAGCTGGAACATTCTCAAGGACTATAAACTCCGGTTCGTATAAGTTGTAAAACTCATGAGTTGCGCCGAGTACGTTAGCGCGATCGCTGCTTTTGTTAGCAGAAGTATTAGCCCTCGAAAAATCTTGGCATGGTGGTGAGGTTTGATGAATCAATATCTCACCATTTCGTTCTTTCTTGGTAGGGATATCTAACTTCTTGAAATTAACCTGAGTAATATCTTCAACTACCACATCGCCACAATTAACTTCATAGAGTTCTGCTATTTTGGGGTCAAACTCAATAGCGGAGATTGGCTTTAGTCCTGCGGCGATCGCGCCTATTGTTGAACCACCGCAGCCTGAAAAATGGGAAGTGTAGTAAATCATGAGTGAATCATTTCCTTTGTTGTCTAAATCTTGCCAAGAATATTTATTTCCCAGTCCCTAATATTAATTGGTGTCATTAAATCCTTAATTGTTGTCATCAATGCTGCTTGAACCTGCTTGTGAAAATCACCGGCTAAATTACTGAGATTTTCGACATTATCAAAATACCAATTTCTGACAGCCATAAACTCTGCTTGACATTCATTTAAAAACCTATCAGCCAGTTCTTTTGGTAGCTCAACATCTGCTTCTGCATAACACTCTTCTAGGTTATTCAATATCAGCCAAGATTTCAGATGTTCTAATTGCTCCGGGGTGTTGTTCCATTCATATTTAGAAAATACAATTTTATTGTTCTCTTTGCGCCAAGTTTCAAATCTTTTTTCAAATTTATCTGTGATTATTTCGCACTCTTGGTAAAGTTTATTCCTGGTATCACTATTAGCTAAACACTTGAACGGATAGCTTTCATGATGCGGAAATACAGCCAATGCTACTGATTCCAGTGGTGTGGACAGATAATAAATAGCTAAATCTTTGTAGCTGTCTCTTCTTTCTGATGAATCTCCAAACCTGCGGTACAAATATGCAAATGCTTCGCCATAGTTTAGTGTCCGTCCGTAGGCAGCAATCGCTGTTATATCTTCGGGAAGTTCGGGGAAATAATATCTTTGATTTTCTTGAAATTTAAAAAGAGTTGTCATGATTTAAGTTGTGATTATGGTTAAATAGCGATCGCTCTTAATAGGCGATCGCTGTTACTTGCTAAATTACTCACGCTCAAACAAATTGAGCCTATCTTAATCGTTGAACTTTACTCCTAATTTTTCTAAGTCGGCATCTGCTAAGTATCGGCTAATTAGCGGGACTTAAACACTTTTGAGGAGGAAATAAGCCTCAAATCCTTCCGGGGTAAGGGAAATACATTAAATACCCAAAAACGCCTGTAACCCAGATATAACAACAAACCAATCAAAACGATGTAAAACCCATTTGGGATATAAGTTTGAGGATATTTTAAAAGTGTTTTTTGCCTAAGTCCCGTTAGTAATGTTTCCATGATTTCCCTCTTGATTTGGTAGTAATTGATTATTTGCGATCGCTTCTTTCAATGCTTCCTTTACTTGTTCAAATTGACCACCAAACTCGAATAAGTCTGAGGATATCAGACAATAGCGATCGCCTGTAATTTGCAAAATGATGTCGGCTGGTTCTGCACCAGTGGAAAGACAATGTATCTTGACGTATTGTTCAAAAAGTGCGTCCATTTAATCCTCTAAAAGTGTGAGTTGAATTGAGTTAATTTGGTGACTATGGTATTGCTCTAAATAGCGCAATACTCTATGCAATTCAGGAGAAATAGAATCTGTCCAACGAGGTGGAGGAACTTGCATTTTATCCATCTCATCACAGTATTGATTAAAGAGTTTAACGGCTTTCCAGAATGAGTCTGTGGCATCAAAGGCTAGTCTATTTAGTTTCGCTCTAATCCTGGTCTTTGTGACAGTATTTGCGTCGTTCCAATAAATAGAATTTGCAACTTTGTGATAAGCGTCTGCATAAGCTACAAACAGAGTCAATTCTAGTTTCATAGATCCTAGTAACTCATGGTTGCTGGGGATTTGCTCAATCAGACAGTGAATTGTACATTTAGGTATGAGCATTCTGTTTTTTGGCGTACTGAATACGGGAATTGATGCTATTTTCGTTTCGGTCTAACATTTTGGACGCTACTTTTCGGGGATTACTTCTGGCTATTTCTAATTCTTGAAAAGTCCAAGTTTTGTAAATAGATTTGGGCATGATTCCAAGCTGTTTGCAACGATATCGAATTTGCGTTGAACTAGCATCAATGATTTTCATTAATTCAGGAACTGTCATTTCTGCTGCGCGATTTTCTAACAAATAATCTTCATCTTCTGTCCATCTTCTGACTTTACCTTTAGGCATTTTTGTACCTCTGATTTTTTGATTTTTTATAATTTCTTTCTGCTAGATCAAAAATGTCGTTGATGGATTTTCTTTGCCTAGCCTGATGTCAAACACAGCGTCATAGCATTGCCTACCACTGTTTTTAATCGGCTTACCATTTTTAAATTGTGGTATGCCATTAATAGTTTTTTGGCATTTACTCATGGGTTCACCGTCTTTCAAGTAATCAATTCGCTTGGGGATTAAGTGAGTGTGGTGAATATGTGCGTCCAAGTTTTTTAATTTTTCACTTCTTCCTTGACTAGCGAAGGTATCTAGTGGAATTAAAAACAACAATCTCGCAGTTGGATTATCAGGATTTAATAGCTTGAGAGAATGACTAATTGCCTTCATGCACAGAGAGAATGGTGGATTAGTAATTATTAAATCGTAGTCGTTACCGTGCATAAAATCAAAAAAGCTTCCGTTATAAGCAAAGCAATGATTTTTGAGTTTAATAAGTTGCATATAGCGAGAACTTTTTAGTTCTACAACATCAAGTATGCGATCGCTCGGTAAATACTTCACGATTTGACCACTTCCTGCGAAGGGTTCTAGTATTTTCATATCTGTTGGTAATACTAAGCTTGCGATCGCTTGTGCTTCTTTGTCGGGAGTCTCATAGTCATCACTCGTAAACTCCTCAACCGATCTAATTGATAATAGCTGATTCATGTCATTTTGTCCAGTGGTTTTCATTATTGTTCTTCCTTATATTCTTCTAGTTTTGGATAGTTTACTGCTGTTTTGTTGAGTGCGGCAAACAAGCTTCCGATGATACGCTTTTTTATGTTTACTAATTCAGCTTTTTTTTTGCGTAATTCGTCTTGATATTCCGCATATTTGCTAATTGAATTAGTAGATGCAGCAGCTAAATAACAGAGTTGCAGTATTTCTTGTTTAACTAAATCCTGCTGATCAATTATCATTTTTAAACTTGGATTCACAGATTCGACTCGTCTTTGATTGGATGCCCAAGTGATGAATCTAGTGATAAGCATTTTGATAAATGAGTGCGATCGCTCTCCAACTTTTTCAAATTGTCTAAAGTTTGATTTATGTACCATAATCTCTGTTTAACTTCTCTAAGTTTTTGATGGTAATAATCGCCATAAATTTCGATGTCTTTAGTAGACAATTCGTGACAATACTCTTTCTCAAGCTTTTCTAGATAGAACTTGAGTGCCTGAAGTTTGAGGATATCCATTTGAGTTTTCCTTGGATTTAGTATTGGGGTTTGGCTAAGTTTTTGAAGTCCATAAACTGCCCTTCAAATAGTAATTTATCTGTTCCTGTTTCCACGTTCCTGCCTTTAGTTGTGATAAGTTCCGCAACACCAACATCAGTCGTTTCTTTGTTGTAATATTCATCGCGGTAAATCATCACAATTGCATCCGCATCTTGTTCAATATTTCCGCTTTCAGCTAAATCACCCACAGTTGGTCGTTTGTCTGTACGCCCTTCTGTGTTTCTATTTAGCTGAGAAAGTGCCAATACCGGACAGTCAAATTCACCTGCCATCTGCTTTAGTATTCGGCTAATATTGCCAACTTTAATTCTAAGTTCGCTGTTGGATTTATCACTTTTAGCCAACAGGCTCAAGTGATCAATCATTATCAAGCCAGCACCCTCGCCTGTCCTGGCTATAGTTTGCCTGACATTATTTCTTATTTGGGATGGTGAAATATTAAAATTATCGTCAATGAACATTTTAGATTTGTGGATAATTTCTGATTTCGTAAGTTCGTAAAATTCAACCCATTCAGATTGAGTAATTTGATTTTTGAAAAATTGCCCCAGATGGATTCGAGTTATTTTAGCTGCTAATCTAGCTGCTAGTTCCTCTTTACTTGTCTCCAAAGAAAACACAAAAGTATTTTGTGACAATACACTGGCAACGTGCCACGCGATCGCCATACCACACGCTGTTTTACCCATTGACGGTCTGCCAGCAAGAATAATTAGATTCTTCTTGTGAAGTCCACCAATGCGATTATCCAAATCATAAAATCCGGTTTTTGCTGGGGCTGGTTTTAGTCCTGCTTGAATGTCGTATTTCTCTTTGTACAAGCTACCCATCGCCTCTGAAATGTGAACTAATCCAGAATTAGAATTGCTATTGCTCAGTTCCAAAACTTTTCGTTGGCATTGCTCTGTAGCTTCAGCAATAGGAATCTCTGAGTCCCAAGCAATCTTGAGGCTGTCATTTAATGTTTTTATCAACTGCCGACGCTGGTATTTTTCTGCTACTAAATCAGCTAAAGCGTCAATATTGACTGCGGAAACTGTGCGGTCTACTAATGTTGCTAGTTTATTTTTGCCACCAATTTGAATTAATTGATTCTGATCGGCGAGCAAGTTAGTAACAGAAAGTAAATCAGTTGGTTTTTGCTGGATATGCAACTTCACCATCGCTTTGTAGATAGTTGCATGAATATCTATGTAAAAAGCTTCTGGTAGCAAGCGATCGCTCACTCGACTAATTGCCTCTGGATCTAGTAGAATACCTCCTAAAATTGCTTCCTCCGCTTCAATGTTTTGGGGAGGCAGGTGAATATCTGGAGCAAAACTTAAATCTGACATGGTAGTTGACCTTTAATCTATGCAGAGATGGTGGTTAAATGCTTTGACCAATCAAAATTCGGCAAGTGTTTTAGTGCATATTCGAGATACGCACGATTCCACGACCTGAGTGAGTAAAAATGCTCTAAATCTTTGCAGTTGTTGTACTGCTCCCATGTCAAAAGATGTTGTACTTGTTGCCAATCACGTACAGCGTCAGGAAGGGGCGTGAAAGATTCTTTTTTTAGCTTTTGAGAGGAATATTCATCCCACTTCAAAACCAACTGCTCAGGCTGCTTTCTGAAGTGGCTAATGACATTCGATTTAGCTTCATGGATTGTGCAATTAAACTTGCTCATCCAAGATGTGGCCATCCAGTTCCAAAACTCAGGATTTAACCCACCATCTAAAATCCATTCACCATCAGGAAGCCATGCCCACATAACATCTTGTGATTTTGGGCGTGTTTTATAGAATGGATCTATCTTCTCGCTTTGTTGCGTCGCGTTGGCGCGGTTGGCGGCGGAAAAATTGCCCTCATGAGGAGTTATCGGTTTCTCCAAAGACTCTGATTTTGAAATCAATGAAGCAGTTGATTCTGAGTTGGGGTCTTTGGTGTTTGCATTTTCTAAATTAATTTCCTCACTCTTTTCCTCTTGGGGATTAAGGGGAAATACCTTAGAAGGGATTCCCTTAGAAGGGACTTCTTTAGAGGGAAATACTTCGTCTGGCAGATTTGCTAGGGGGGTGGTGGCAGATTTGCTAGGGGTAGTGGTGGCAGATTTGCTAGGGGTAGTGGTGGCAGATTTGCTAGGGGTAGTGGTGGCAGATTTGCTAGGGGTAGTGGTGGCAGATTTGCTAGGGGTAGTGGTGGCAGATTTGCTAGGGGTATGTTTTTCCCGAAAATCCACTAATTTCTCTGGGTTGCACCATTCTTCCCTTGAAGTAATTTCGTAGACAACTGACTTGCCTGGGGCTGACTTGACAACTGTGATTAAATTTGAATCCAGTAATACTTTTAGCGATCGCCTAACAATTTTTTCGCTAATTAAGCAGTGCTTAGACATATTCGGGATTGATTCAAAGCATCCGTTTTTCCCAGCACGTCGAACAATATGAGAGTAGATTCGATATTCGTAAGGGTCTAGTCCAAAGTCATCAAGATACGATGGGACTACAATTGCAAAATCACGGCGATCTTTAATTTGGTTCACGGACACCCCCCATTCTTTTCAGTAGAAGGGATAAATCCTTTTTTGACAGAGAGAACCATTCGCCCGATCGCTTGACGGGCATAGAAATATTCGATATCATCCAAATAACTCCTACGGTTTTAAGGTTGGTTAGGGGTCGCCCCTCGGCTACTTGCAATAGTGCGAGGGAATTATTTTTACTACTCTGCCAATAATGACTGAGCGTATTCGAGAACTTGAGAAGCGATCGCGGGATTTTTGTCAATGCAGTGTAAGATGAGCATTGAGTGAGCAGCGATCGCGATGGGGATACTGACTTGCTTGGTCTTCCCTGATTTCCATCTCGGTTTGAACCTAGTTTCGATTGGGGGTAAAACTGGTTTTTTGTTTGACATATCTTACTGTTTTCACTTGGATTATAATAGCGCATTGCCTGTACAAATGGCAATAGCAAAGATAAAAAATATTTTTTCATGGGAATATTGTGGTAGTACGCTGATTGCGTGCGATCGCATCTAACTAGCGATCGCAAGTGGAAATTATGCTTTTAGCTGAAAGAAAATACCCCTCCTAGTTGAATTGGCGAGTTCGACTTTTCCTTGCTCCTGAAGTTCTGCAAGTATTTTGCTGACTCCTGCCGTGCATCTCCTGACATTCCCCAAGTGGTTGGCTATTTCTTGCTTATTTTTGATTCCTTCTTTGAGGAAATTTAAAATTTTATGTTGCGGTTGATTGTTATTAAAATCGTAAAGTGCTTTTTTGTTAGCAGTAGAAGCAAATTTTTCACGATTCTCTTGATGATCAAAGTACGAGAGAGCGTCACCCCTGGCTACCAAAAATCGTAGACAACAAAGTATGTTTGTTTTACTTTTTTTATCCTTAAAGGTGTTGTAAATTTCTAAAGTGCAAGTGAGGCGATCGCTTGCATCTAAAGCTTTTTTGACTTTTTCAATTGTTGGGATATTTGGAACGCAAACACCTTTATATTTTTCTAGTACGTCAGCATGGCATGAATGGGCATAAATCCTATTTCTTTGTTTCCCGGTATATACAACTTGATTACTTTCTACTAATCTTGTTATTGTCACCCACGCTGAGGACGGGGAAGCTCTAAGTTTTCTAGCAATATCTGTACAGGAAAATCCCGTTTTATGTTTTTTCAGAAGATTAAGAATTTCCGCTTGCAACAGACCTCTACCAAAGAAATTTCTGACTAAATTGATTTTCTTCTTAGTTTTGGGAGGTTTATCTTTGCGGATTCTGGGAATTTTAACTTTGATTTTTTTGACTGGAGACGGATTAATTTTTGATTCAATTATAGTTAACCGTCTTTGATTTCTTAAACAAGTTATGCAATCGGGACATAATATTTTAGATTCAGATTTGTAGCAACAACCTCGATATCGGTTACAGCTTCCGCATCTTCCGAAAGTTTTTTCTATTTGTTTAGCGGTTATGAGTTCAAGTGTTTGCAGCATGGTAATTATTTGTTGAGTGTGTGAGGCGATCGCTTGTTAGTTAAAGAGCGATCGCCTGTTGATTTGATTTTGATTCTTGCTTTCTGTTGGTTGGACGTGCTTTTTTCGAGATTGGAGTAACTAACACCTGCTCTTTTGTTCTACCGTCAAAAATAATTTCGTAGTAGCTACCAAATATGTCTTCCCAGGTTGCATCACAAACTGAGATTTTATTGGAAGCTTCAACTTCTCCCTCCCATTTAGCAGAGGATAAATATTCTTCTAGTAAGTGGCGATGGCAAAATTGCCCATAGGGTTCATAGCAATTGAAAGTTACAATCTTGTCGCTATTTTTCTGAATCCATAAATCAATTAAGTTCCGATTAGTATTTAACTCTTCTCTGAAAATATCGGTGTATTTATCCTCTGCATCTTTGTCTTTGTTGCTGCTATTCCAAAAATCTAATAACTTTTTAGAAGGTGCAAATAATCGCAGATGAGTAAAATTACAACTTTTAGGCGGAGAAAGAGAGATAGAAATACTTTCACCTATTTGTCTTCCGCCGTAGTAAGAGGTAAAAATTCTTGGTGGTTGTGGTATCATAGCGATCGCTAAATGTGAATAGTAATCCCCGAATTTCACGGGGATTGTTTTTTATTTTTGAGTTTGAATTATGAACAACAGGATTGAAACTAAAGCAATTAAAATCGTTTCCAATCCGATGATGAATAAAGTGAAAATCCAAACGTGAAATTCTTGCATACTTAAAATAGTGATAGTTGCCTTCTTGCTCCATCGAGGTATGCGATCGCTTCCTGTTGAAGTGCCGTAACTAAGTCGTAGTCAAGGTTGTCTTGAGCGATCGCATAGGGTGAAGTTGGGCATGGATAAGATCCGTTAATTTCACATTTTCCAGTAATAGTTATGCCAATGTTGTCTTCTGTATGTTTGAAGGAAACACCGATAACTTGACCCTCTTCCCATTGATCAGAATCAAGTCCAACTGCTGATATTAGAAGTGGTAGAAGTTTGTCCATGCTGTTGTAGAATTCTTCTCTAGCCTCTTCTTTTGAGGTAAAAGTAGCGGAAAACCAACCGTCTTTTGCTTTTTCATGAGCCACTTCATACTCGATGGTAATTAATTCGGCATCGGCAGTTCGCCTGGCTTTTACTTTGATAATTCTGCGCTCTATGCTTCGAGTTGTAGTAACTATTTCCTCTAGCGGTTCAAATGCTTCGAGGTGGTCAAATGTTGGCTTTACTGGTTCTGTCATTACTGCTGTTGATTTCTTCATGGATATTAAATGTTGTGTTTGCAAATAATCTCTTTTTCAAAGAATGGTTGATGATGCTCAATCTCGTCTAGGTCAATGTAAAAAAGCCAAGCATTTAGTGATTTACATTTTTTAAGTCCGACACAAATCCCCCATCCTTTAATTGTTAGCAAGCGATCGCCAATCCAATATTTAGGGCTTGATACTCCTAAATTTATTGGGCGGGGAAATTGCTTTAATTCAAGGGGAATTAATCTTAATGGTGGGATGCTAGTCTGCATTCAATTTCTCCGTCGGGACGTAAATAACAACGGGTTGAAGTTTTCCTGATATCTGTAGGTGATTTAATCGAGATGCAATGTGACTATCAGGTTCAGCTATTTTGGCTCTCATTGTCTCCCAGGTTAGCCCTGCGTAAGTTTCAATTCCTGTGGAGAATAGATCACGAATTTGTTGATCGATTTGTTCATCCATATTGATTAAAAGGGACTGTATTTTGAACTTGTCCAATCTATTGGATAGGCGTAATTGCTGCTACATAATTCAGGATTTTCCAGAGGTAATGCAGGGGCGAATCCTTGGTTTAAAGCTTCTATTTGCTGATGAAAATTAAGCTCGCCAAAATAAACTTCTTTGCCAAATCTTTGGCTATAGTCTCCATAGCCTATTATTTTGATTTGATGATAATAGTCCCAGAGAATCATCACGCTGCATTATCTCCCTTTAACTCTGATTTAAAGCTGAGTCCAAAAGCCGTAAATCCTTCTTTTTGGAAACTCAAGACAGCGATCGCCCATGCTGTCTGAATGAAATATTTTCCATAGAGCATAGCTACTCCATATTTTTCAATTATCTCTGCGGTATTTTTTGCTTCTGCTGCCATTTCTTCAGAAATATAACTTTGAGCATGGATAGCTTGAATCCGCACCAAAACTGCGGCTTTTAGGTTGGGTAGTCTGTCTTCAGGCTCAATGCCTGTATTGCGGTTTAAAGTAGGGAGACATTGATCAGCATTGCCTAGCCCTAATTGTTTTTGTCGAGTGTTAAGAAATTTATCAACGGACTTTGTGCGGCGGCCACTGCCACGTTGTGCTGTTTTGGTTGTCATATAATTTAAGTGGTTTTTATTGTTGATTGCGTGGTTAATAATCCACGCTTTTCTTTTTTCTGGAGTTGTTGTACCTCTGGCTGTACAACGGTTTTTCTATTGGGATAAACTCTGTCGGTTCAATAAGTTTTGCTAGTTCCTCAATAGGTACGCCCTGGCGCACTCGATCCAGTTCATAGTCGGGAACTCGGTAGATAATGCAGATAGTTTTCATTGTTATTCCCCTAACCACATTTGGCGATCGCTATCAATTAGTAATCTGTCCAGTTCTGGTAAATACTCTCTTCGCAGTTCTTGAGTATCTTGGATTCTGGCTTTTAGTTCCCAAGCTTCTGAGGATAGCTTGATTCTTGCTAGATAATCGTTCAACTGGATGTAGTTAGGTTTGCCCGATTTAGGATAAACGAATCCGTAACGCTTGCAGAGTTCAGTTTTAGTTAAAGTCTCGCCATCGTGTATCAATTGCTCGTTGTGGACAATTCTGTCTCTATACTCAACTTCCTTAATTACTTCGTAACCAAAGATTTTTTGTTGAACTGGTTCGGGGCAAGTGCTAACAATAAGATGGCGAGTATCAAGAATTGCTTTTTCTGCGATCGCTTTTTGTGCTTCAGCTTGAGCTAATTGCAGTTTTAGATGTAGAATCTCAATTTCGTTTGCTGCGTCAGGATGATATTTTTCTACCAATTTCCACTTTTTCTCGCACTCGATAAAGTAATTGCGAATTTGTCTTCCTTCTTCTGTTTCAGCTAGTAAGCAAAAATGCTTGAGAGCGTCACAGGACATAGTGAATAATTCAACTTCTACCGTTCCTCCTTGGTGGCGTTTTCTGACCTCCACAAATCGGCGGAAGTCAATTCCTTCAATCATTTTGGATAATTTGCGCTTTGCAGAATCCTTTCTTGAATATCCAGCTATATACCAAGCAGTGTCAAAATCAACAGGGAATCTAACCCCGTTCTGTTCTTGCTCAAGCCATTTGTCAATTAATGCTTGAATGTTTTCTGGTCTTTCTGTATTTATCGCCAAACTCATTTCAATGCCTCTAAGATTTCTTCTGATGAAAATTCTTTAGTTAGTCCGCTATTTTTCTGGTAATACAAGCAGGTCCAGTTTCGCCGGCGAAACTTATTGGGACGGAGGACTTTATATTCAACTCCGTCAATAATGAATTTCTTCCCTGGCATAACTGAACTCACGCGGCTACTCCCACTTCTTCTAAAAAGTCCAGACCTATTTTCAAGGCTAAGTCTGCAAGGTCACTTTGTTTAGTTTCTCGCTTGAGTGATAATGCAACTAAACGCTTTTTAAGATCAGGATCAATCGGTACTCTGGGTTTTTCTCTAATCAGCATTGTTACGTATTCCGTTGGCTACAAAATACAGTATAGCAAGGGCTGTAAGTTTTAGGCTACAGCTTAATAAAGCTTAACAATAATTGATGATTTAGCTTGGGAAGTGTAGGCTATAAAGCACTAAAGGAGATGCAAAAAATGAATAGTTGTATTAAAAATAAATCTAAGGCTTGGACTAAAGCAGGATTAACAGAATTAGGTAAAATAATTCGATTTAATCGTGAAGCAAGAAAATTAAGTTTACGAGTTGCAGCAGAAAAAATAACCCAGCTAACAGGCCAATCAATAAAATTTACGACACTGGGAGATATAGAGCGTGGTGTTGTGATGCCGGAATTCAACACCCTCGATGCGATCGCTGCATCGAGACTTGTGTTAGATCGCAACAATAAACCCTTGACGATATATGATTTTATTGATATTGCAAGTGAATCAATTCCTGAAAAAGCTTGCGAGCCACGATCAGGAGTCATAAAAGGGATTACTGATATGTGTATTAATGTCAAGATAGCGATCGCAACACGATTCTATGGCATTAGCCAAGATGATTTAGAAGCTGCGTTTTTAAATCGAAAATCTTCGGCTACTTTGTCGGTCGAAAGATTACGAAAGATTCAGGAAACGGGTGAGGCTGCTATAGGAGAAAAAAGAATAATTTATATGGTTTTAGATGGACGAGAGCAATTATTCAGTCGTGATGAATGGCTAGGAAATTGCAATTCTTCTATTGAAAATTTGGACGACGCGATTTGCAATGGCAAATCCTAATTAATCCAATACCCTCAATGAATTGGATTTCAAAATCCGCATTGTACTCATATCGTTTATAGGGATCTTTCTGTAAAGATTTTTGAGTAGGGTCTGAAAGATAAGTAGTGTACTCTAAATCATTAATTCGAGTTGGATTTCCATTATTACGCCAAAATTCTCTCATTAAGATAGCGATCTGCTTTTCCAGATCGCTTTTATCATATAAAATCGAGATGTCCGCACCATGAAAATCTAGCGGGGTGCGATTAGTATGTTGCAAAACTTTCTTTGATGTCAACACGCATTTAATCGGCATTTTCCATTCCCATTGCATAGGTAGTAAAGTGATGTAAGTGGGGAATTCTGAAAATCGCGCTATATCCAAAAGTTCTGAATAATCAGCAATTTGCTTTGCAGTAAGTGTTGTTATCATCTTAGGTCTTTTTGCGGTTAGGGAGATAAAATCAAATTCATCTTCCCCTAATTTTATGAGCAATCCTTGACTATTGATGAGACTTTTTAATATTTCAGCTAATTCTTTAATATTAAAAGCTAGAGAACTAGCGCATATTTCATTTAAGCAAGAAATAACAATATTTTCTTGTTCCACATTTAAGGTGCAATATTTTAATACATTCCCACAAGTAGAACGCTCAATTAGGTATGTGAGTAAGAGTTGATCTGGGGTGCTTGGGGTGGTCGTCACGGGGATGAGTAAAAGCAACAACAAAATATTTATACCAGTTAATGGCTACGAGCTTCAAAAAAATCTAACTTTAGATATAGAAATTTATTAACGATGTGTGCATCTTATTTGATTTTTTGAATGGCAAGCAAGAAAAAAACCACACTTTGCGAGAAAGTGTGGCTTGAGATTGATCGTTATTTTTTGTTAAAAAGGTTTAGATTTAAACAGACGCGCTATCTGCCTAACATTGAAAACAAAGTAAGGAATGTAAGCGATCGCGCCAATGATATTAGGGATGAATCCCTCTGGCATTTTTTGACTATTTACATAAATTAGATATTGCTTGTTTAGCAAACTGAAAATGTGGTTCTGAATCGTAATAGCCAAGCTTCTCATGAGTATCGGCAGAAAATCCTCCATGTTTAGGATGAAAAATATCAATACCTAAAATCCCTTGATTAGGTGCGATTATCCTTAAAGTCCAACCTTGATATTCTTCTGTTTCTTCCCAGTCTGTTGGCTTCCCATAGCTCTCGATATACTTTTCAATGCTTCCTTGATAACAAAAGCTTTGTTCGCTAAGTTGTCCTATTATGTTGCTCATTATTTAATATCCCTCTCTTTGTTCTTGCTTGCTACCTAATAAGTCCAATTGGTTAACTTTAACAACGGCTTTTGAACGCAATTCGCCACTATTTCTGTCATTCCATTCCTCAAATTTGAGTTCTCCTATTACTCCAATTAATCCACCCTTGCGAACGTAATTCCCCATAACTTCAGCAGTTTTACCCCATGCTTCCAAGCTAAACCAGTCAGTTTCTTGATAGCGTCTAACTGCTAGTGAGTTTGTCGCTTTATTAGTCCCAGACTCAAAATATTTCATATCTGTATCTTGTCCGATACGCCCGACAATATTTACAGAATTAATATTAATTGGACTGGAAACCGCTTCAAAATTATTGATTTTGAACTCAGTCAAATAAACTTTGTTTCCGTTTTGCTCCCGCTTAATGATGTTGATTGAACCAATTACAATGAGATTTTGACTTTGTTGTAGTTGCGCGATCGCTTCTGCTATCTTCCCGAAACTAACGCATCTGATATTTTTAATTGATTCGGATTTTGATGGATTAACAAAACCTAATTCAAAAATGCAAACTGTCTTGTTGTCTGTGGTGTGTCTTAGTTGTGGAGGGATTACAATTATCCCTCCTAGAACTGCATTATTCATTGTTTTTTAGATCGCCACAATGGGCGATCGCTATCTAATTATTCAGTAGGTAATAAATTATTTTCTTGCCATTGTTGCTGCCTACTGTCTGGGTCAATGTCGTAATCAATTGGATAAGCTGGTTCTCCCGAATAAGAGGGAACCGTTTCTTTGATCGAATCAATGCTTTTCTTCAGGAATTTGCCGAACTCAGTTAATTGTTCTTCTGACATCACATTCAGATTGCCAGGAAGAGGATATTCCTCACCAATTAAAGATTTGTACTCATTAGATAATTCAGCTATTCTTTTCCGAAATTTATCTGCCCGTGTCTCAATAGCCGAAGGTAGTTGCTTGGGAGTTTCTGATACTACCTCAACATCTATGATGGTAGAAGAGTCTCCAGACAGTAATCCAGCATAAGTAGCTGGAGAAATTGCAATATTACGAGATTCCATTTCTTGAATCCGTTGCCATTTTCGCAGCATCTCCATGTATTGCGGATCAATTTGAATTGACAAAGCCCAAGTCGTATCATCGGCTTTTTTGCCTGTTCTTAAATTATTGCTAATAACAGGTCGTTTTATTTTGATCTCTGTGCGAGTCAAAATGAACGGGATTTTATTTGACCAATGATAAGCAAGGGGAAAATTAGGCGAAGAAGTTAAACTCCCAAAAGCTAATTTTATTTGCTCTAGCTGCTCAGGAATATTAACTAAATCCTCGTAACTGTGAGTTGTCAGGCATCCAGGAATCATCATGGATTTATCCATTAGTTCCCGAACATAAAAATAAAGTTTGCCTTCTTTCTGGCATCCTTCTGGGCATTGCTCAAATATCTCGCATCCTCTCATTGGGCATGGATCAGCGACATCAATAATTGGCCTGTATTTATTCCCTTTTGAATCCTCAGTTATCACGCACTTTTTACTGATAGTGTGGCGATCGCAAACTATCTTTAGCCCACTTGCTTCATAGCTTTTCATGGAAGTCACGAATATTCTATCTATGTCGTCATAAGGGAGATAGATATTAATTTGATCTGTCACAAAATCTCCGTTTACATCTGGAACTCCATAAGAGTTCGACTGCTTCAAGACTAAAGATGCAACGTTATTTACTGTTGTTAGTCTTAGCTGTTGATTTAGGTCTTTACCAAATCTGTTAACTTGCTTGCGACCGCCTTTAAAAGCGGAAACTTCTATTCTACCCAAGCTATTTTCTGGTCTTTTGTCTGTTAGTCCAAAAATACCCATAATGTCTCCTGAATGGTTAAATCTATAAAGTATCCAAGCTAATGTGTTGGAAAAATTCATGAAGCTGATTTAGTGTTTTTATTTCTGTCTCCCAAAGATATGGAAACAATTTACTTGCACGACCTTCATCGAATTCAACGATAAACTCCTCTCTGTGACAAACAATTAATTTGTCTTGTCGAGGCATCAAGACGATGCAATATTTTTTCTTTTTTTTGTAGCCAGCGTATTGATCTCGTTGCACGAAAATCAATCCATCAATTTCATCTAAATAATCTCGTGCCAGTGAATAAAGATCACTTGATTCACTTAGCATCTTGATGTCTGTTGAAAGTATCTTAGGAATACCATCAACTATTTCAAAAACTTGATTTACGGAAAATCTCATTTGTTTAGCAGCAGAAAGAAACTTGAATTTGTGGTAGCTAAGATAATTATGCTACCTTCTATTTTAGCAGTTGCGATCGCTCTAATCTTTCAACTAAAGCGATCGCTGAAATTAACTAAACTGCTACAAATTGAGGGACTTTATCACGGCCAGAACCTCGTTCCATTTCATCATGAAACAGGTAATCATCTATTATCTCTTCATCTGTTTCAGTCACTAAATCTTCCAAGTATTGCTCCCAAGGAGATAAACGATCTAGCTTATAACCATTTCGCTTAATCCAACTCTCTGCTTGAAAGTAGGATTTAAAGCCATCACAAACAGTATTTCCATTGCTAATTACCGCATAGCTTTCTGGTTCGCACTCTTCAAAACCATCGCTATACTTAATTTGAGCAGATAAAATTCTTGCAGAATATACAGGATGTGTCATACTAAGTTAGACCTTTTAGGTTGTAAGGCGATCGCTTATCTTTTGCGGGATGGGGCGATCGCTTTGTTTATACAATAATTCTATGTCCATAGAATAAATTTGTCAAGCTATTTTTGAAGATTTTTCTTTATTCTCGATAAAAACAGCTAAACCCCTCGCTACAGAAGGGATGCGAATTACTTGCTCTAGTAACTCGCTCATCTTCAAATCAAGACTAGCAGCATATTCCTCATACAGTGCGATCGCTGTTGGAGTGAGGTTAATGTGCTTGGAAACCTTCTTCTCACTATACTTCTGACTTCGTGCCATATCTCTCCTTTATATGTTCATAGAATAGAAAATATCACAAAAAATCCCCACTGTCTCTAGTAGGGATAAGTTGTGAATCCTTGCTTGGCGGCGAAATACCATCAGCCTATCTTTGGTTTCTGGCTGGCACAGAGGAATTAAGTAGTATTCTTACAAGCGGAAAAGATTCGCTTGGTAATGTTTTGATAGCATCCTTGAAAGTGTCCGCATCGTTATTGTTAATAGCATCAGCTATAATGTAGGCATTTTCTCTACCGCCTAGAAAACTCGAACTCTCTCTACAAATTTGGTTTACGGATTTCATTTTCCCATCTCCTTAACAACTTTCTCGACATCTTCTGCGGTTAGGACTATTCCGGGTTTTAGTCGGTATGTTATCGAAATATTAAGTCCGCCTTCAATGCTTTGCTTGACCATGTAGCCTAGAGAAACCATGTAACCGGATATTAACCAATGCTTTGACTTGTGAATTCTTTCCGCCACAGCTTTGCGGAAAGAATTATAATTTTTGAAAACTTTAACTTTCATCTTTACTCAATAAATAAACATCTGATTCTTTGATCTTGTGCAATCATCGAAGCGGTTGTTCTTGCCTGTTGTATATCGCCTTCATTGCTTGGCAAAAAACCAATAGCAAGTAATTTATATTCGTTGTTAATACCGTACAAATGCAATTGTCCGGCTGCCTGGTAAATAGTATCTCTGGTGAGAAATTTTTTAATCTCGATAATTGTCCCACCATCAAAATCAGTGGCGATATCTACAAAGCCGCCATTGCACTTAACCTCTAATTCTGCTTTGTAACCATACTGAATAAGTCGAGAGGCGATCGCCTTCTGCAAGTCTTCCTCCCGCCACTTATCCGGCAATTTTAGATTGGCGGTAATCGTTGACCATGTAACTTCATTATTCGCGTCTGTCAACTCTAAATTATTTTTGAGAAGTACCAGAGCTTCATGAGTTAATGACGCTCCTGTCACTTGTTGCCAGGCTTGAATCAGTTCAGAATCGGTAGGATTTCTGCCAAGCTGGCTTATCCAATCTTTTATTATTTGATAAGGATTTGGATTGTCATGTTGAGTCACTTCCGATGATTCCGGCGACTCAACATCAAAACTAAATTTACTCAAATCAAGAAACGGAATAACCTCAACCTTTGCCATTTCTCCTAACTTGCGAACCACACAAGCAAACCCCTGAGACTTCTTGAGAGTGCGCTGCAATTCCATCTGTTCTTGAAGTAATCTCTTAGCTTCAAAATCAGCCGGAAATTTAGTATTAGGATCAGCCAATGCCGAACCCAAGCATAAAACATCCATTTGAAAAAGAACGGAACTGTCAACACCAATTCTCTCTTTTTTGAGAGAGTGCATACCCAATGTGATATTGATTAAATATTTCCGTCCCTCGTCTTGAGTTTGAGCAATAATATTCATTACTTCTGCCTTTTCGGCATCAGTCAATCCCATGACAAACCCCTCAAATTCATCACAAATTAATTTGAAAGGCTGACATTCAGAATGATTTTGTTTAATTCCTTTCTCAATTCTGTAATCGAGTAGCTGCTTGGCACGGCGGAACATCTTCAGGATTTGATCTGGCTTCTTGGCTACAAACTGATTTAACAAAACATCAGTTGGCACACCTGGCAGCCATTGTGATTCATCCTCATCAAAATGCTTATCCCCAATCCTCAATTCTCCATCGGGAAAGTGAGTGAGGAATGCGATCGCTTCATAAGCCAAATACACCGACTTACCGCTTCCTTTTGGACCGAATACAGCTTTCGAGGCATTGATAAATTTTGCATCCATCCAAGTGTGATCGACGGATACAGCCAAATCATCGGATATTTGTTCAAAAGTAGACTGACCGGGGTTAAAACTTCCCTTGAGTGCGGGCGGTTGCTGGGCCGCTGGCTGTTCAATCACGGCTTGCTGGATTTGTGGTAATTCCACTAATCCATGCAAGCCATATTGCTGCATCCATCGGCCGCGCTCCTCCACCGGGAGGCGATTAATTTGAGCCGCTAACTCTCGCTTGGAATTTATTTCTTGAGCAGCTTTTTCATAGGTGAAAGTTCCTCTTAGTTGTTCATTTACTATTTGGAAATTCGCTTCCTCTATAGCTTGATAAGTTTTCTCCTTCCTCTGTCGGCGATAACATTCTGCCGAAAAACAAAGAGATGAAGTCAAACCCCATATATTTTGGATTAGTTTGACTTCCTTAATTTGACTTGGGAAAAGAATAGGCAGAGTAGTTCCAATAACTGCGGTTGCACCAAGCAATCCCAGTAAAATCCTTTCAGAAATTATTAATGGCTCAAAGCATTTTTTCTCCCTTGCGAATGGATTCGGCGATTCCAGCATTTCATTATCCCCCTACAATTATTCCAATACTTAGTGCAACAATGGCCGCCGTTCCAAAAACATAGATAGGGGCAAATCCTACAATGGATTGGTTTCTGGACAGATGCCCGTTGGTCTGATACCAAAGTCCGCACCAATTGGAGAAGCCCATAGCTACAATTACTAAAAAGCTAACAATGAATAGGGCGATCGCGCCATTTCGAGACTCAGGAAAGCCCTTGATAATTTGTCCCAGAAGCAGGAAGAAAGAGAATCCAGATACACAGTATCCAGTGTAGAGTAGGTTCTTCATCATCTTCTCATGTCATATTGTAAATATAAAATCATGCCCAAGAAAAGAGCAATTAATAGAATCGTAATTACACCTTTAGCGTCTGGAATCATTGATTTCAGCCTCCTTACTGGCTAAATAAAAAATATTTGCACAACCAAAAGCCAGTTCAGAGCCAATCACAAACACACCGCATAATACTTTTAAAAACATCATGCTGGGATTACCTAACTGCTTGAGATTGATTTCGTAATCAGTCCAAAAAGTGTAGGA